AACCTTATGAACTCAAAGGAGTATAAACAAATTTTTGGAGATGTTACACTTAGAGAAGATAGTAAGGCAAAAGGACGATGGGAGACCAATCATGGTGGGGAATATTTTGCAGCGGGTGTTGGCGGTTCTATCACAGGACGAGGGGCGGACTTACTTATTATCGATGACCCACATACTGAACAAGACTCAATGTCAGACTCAGCGATGGATCGTGCGTACGAATGGTACAATTCAGGACCCAGACAACGTTTACAACCAGGAGGTAGAATCTGTGTTGTCATGACAAGATGGGCTACTGATGATTTAACAGGAAGGCTTATTAAATCACAAACAGAACCAAAAGCAGATAAGTGGGACGTTATTGAGTTTCCAGCAATACTTCCAAACGATGAACCTGTGTGGCCCGAGTATTGGAGTAAAGAAGATCTTGAAGCAGTAAAAGCTTCTATCTCCACCAAGAACTGGAACGCACAATACATGCAGGACCCGACTTCAGAAGAGGGTGCTATTATCAAAAGGGATTGGTGGAAAGATTGGGATCAAGAACAACTTCCTAAATTACTCCACGTAATACAATCTTATGATACTGCATTTTCAAAAAAAGAAACTGCTGATTATTCTGCTATTACTACCTGGGGTATCTTTGAACCATTTGAAGGATATGAGAAATGTATAATATTATTAGATGCACAAAAGGGAAGATATGACTTTCCTGATTTAAAAAATTTAGCCATAGAACAGTATCATTACTGGGAACCTGAAACAGTCATTATTGAGGCCAAGGCTAGTGGTCAGCCACTTATCCACGAATTACGTAGAGCTGGTATACCTGTTGTTGATTACGTGCCTGCAAGAGGCAGAGATAAGCATACACGTATAAATAGCTGTGCGCCTGTATTCGAGTCTGGTATGGTTTGGGCACCTCTTGACGAACACTGGGCACAGGAGGTTATTGAGGAATGTGCTGCCTTTCCAAATGGCCAATATGATGACTATGTTGATTCTATGACCCAAGCTGTGTTAAGATATCGACAAGGCGGATTTGTACAAACATATTCAGATGATTGGGACGAACCGAACTTTAAAATAGAAAAGGATTATAAATATTATTAGGAGAACCTATGCCGCTAAAAAAACTAGAAGAGAGAAAACCAGGTGGTTTCAGTAGCACACAGCAAAAAGGAAACATCGTTAAAGGTAAATTAAAGTCTCAAAAAGAATTAAAAAAAATCACTTCAAGTGACGAATACAAAAAAGCTGATTACCAAGGCAAAACAAAAATGCTTAATGTTGCAACTCATAAAAAAGGTGCACTTGTTGGTGGTCAAAAAAAATTAGATAGAAATAATAATAACAGAATTGATGCACAAGATTTTAAAATCTTAAAAGCAGAAAAAGCAAAAGGCAGAGGTCAAGGTTTACAAGATGAGAAAATGAAACCAGGCAAACCAATGAAAGCTGTATTAGGAGCATTAGCTTTAGGAGCAGCTGGAGCTTTAGGTGCAAAAAAATTAATGGGAAAAAAGAAATCAGCTACAGCAATGCCAGCTAAAATGCCTGTTGGTGATTTAGTTGAATCAAAAAAGAAACAATTAATGGGTAAGAAAAGAGGCGGAATGTCAAAATCATCTCAAGGCACCACTGCTAAATCTGCAATGGGAAAAACTTTTTCTGGATACCAAAAAGTTTTTAAAACAGGTGTAAGTGCTGGAGACAAAGCAAAAGCCACTAGCACAATCATTGGTGTTAAACCAAAACTACCAGAAGCATCTAAAAAATCTAAAATAGCTAGAAGAGCATTAAGAGCGGCACAAGCAACAAGATTTGGTAAAATGTTATTACCTGTAGCTGCTGCTGGAGTCGCTGCACAACAATTTCTAAAATCTAAAATGAAAAAGAAAAAAGAAGAGCCTAAGAAAAAAATGGGTGGTGGCATGATGCAAAAATATGCTGAAGGTGGAGACGCTGCACAATCACCAATGGCTCAACAAGCTAGAAGAGCGGGAAGAAGAAAAAAGAAACCAGGATTATTAGGCGGAGCTGGAAGAGCAGCTGGAAGAAGAAAAGAAGACTCATCAGTTACACTTGGTAAATTTATGAAAGCTAAAACTGATGCTTTAAACGAAAGTGTTAAAGCTGGTGGAATGAAAAAAGAAAGAATTACCGAAGGTTCTAATATGAGAAGTCCAAGACGTTTTATTAGAGATGTTGAAGAGGGTAAATATAGCAAACCAAATAAAGACGCAGCATATTACAAAAGCATAGGTTTAACTGGTGAACGTGGAGATAAAGCAGTCAAAACTTTTTTTGCACCAAGAAAATTTAAAATGAATGTCGGTGGTTCGGTGACCGTTAAAACTAAACTAGGTAGAAACAAACCTACAAAAATGTACTAGGAGGGACTATGTCCCTACGAAGTTTATTTCAGTTTGGGAAGCGGCTTCTTAAAGGTAAGAAAGAATCAGCGCAACCGGCTACCGGACAACAACAACGTCAAATAACTTACGAACCAAAACCATCACAGACACAAGGTCAAGAGTTAGTAAAACAGGAGATGAGGAATCCTCCTGTAGTTTTAAAGAAAACTAAACCATTACAAATGGGCGATGACATCGCTCCTGCATTTGGATCTTCTACATACGACTGGGCTATGAGACTAGGGAGAGGTAGATATACAGCTGATGAATGGTTAAATCATTTGACAGGAAGTAGAACTGTAAACTTAAAAATATTTGGTCAACCAGCTAAAAAGTTTGAGAGAACTGAAAAAAGATTTAAATACGATTCAGGACCTTTTGCAGGTAAAGAAGTAAATATATCCAAAGAAGAATTATTTGACACCAACCTTGCTATATTCAATGAGGCAGGAGATCTGACTGGAGGATTATTATACGCAGCTAAAAAGTTTGGATTAAAGTTAGATGCAAACGAAATAGGTGCAATGATTAAACTGAATCCTGTAAACAGATTAAAACCTTTGGAGCTTGGTATTCCAAAAGGTGCTCAAGAAAATTTTGACATTGCTTTCAAAAACATGACAAACTCGATTAACGTTGTAAAAAATAAATTTAGAACGGATAGTGATTTAGTTCAAAACCTTGATGATGCTTTGTATCAAATGGGAGCTATGAAAAATGGTGAACTTGGTTCAGGTGTTTTTAGTAATTTAAGAAGTGCATTGAGAAGAGCTAAAGCTAGACCTGATGTAAGAGAACAAGAGAAAGCTATTCTTAACAAAGCAGAGGCCGAGTTAAACAGTGCTGTTGCACCTTTAAAAAATAACAAAACTAAATATCAATCTGAATCAAGTTATACGTTACAAGGTGGTAAAGATTACAGAGAAACTATTTTTTATTTAGATGAGCCTATCAAATCAAATAAACAACCTTTTAGAGATCCAGGACACTTCAGTGAAACAGGAATCAAAAATCAAATTTATCATGTTAGATTCGATACGAGATTTACTCCCGAAGGTAAAAAAGTTTTTATGATAAATGAAATACAATCAGATGTAAATCAAAGTGTTGCAAAACAATTATCTAAGATGAAACAATTATCAGGAGAGGCTAGAACAAATCCTTTTCAAGCAGATTTAGAATTGAATTTATTAGCTAGAAATAGATCAAAAATTATGAATGAGATGACAGATGCAATTGCAAAACGTCAACCTAATAAAGCACAAGCGTTGGCTAGAGATGCAAGAGATATTCAAACAAAAATGGATAATGTATTTAGAAAAAGTACGGACGAATATGGAAGTAAAGTTCAAAAGTATGATTACTTTCCTATGGTTGAAGCAGATGCTTATGGAGACCATGCTCTTAAATACTTAATGCAGAAAGCTGCACGTGAGGGTGTTGACTATGTAGCTGTAGCTCCATTTAATAAATTAAGTTTTAGACAAGGATACAAAGCAGGGAATGAAAGATTCTATGGCTATGCAACAGGTAAGGGTATAGGCAATAAAGGTAAAGCTGTAATGCCGGAACTAATGAAACGTTCAGCTAGATTTTATAATACACAAGCAGGACCAACAAAAATTTCACTATCAGATCCTAAAATGCCATACAAAAAAGTTAAAAAAGAAGAATTTAAGTATCCAGATAAAGTTCAAAAAGGTAAAAGAATTAGTAGTGATTATCATGAGTCGACTTCAATGAATCCTGAGTCTGGATATAAATTAATTCCTGAAGGAGATCCAAGGTTGTATTTTGATGCATTTGCTATTAAAGTGAACCCGCTTATGAGAAGCACTCAAAAAACTTACAAAGCAAGAGGTGGACTTGTAGTAGATATGTTTAAACCAATAAGGTACAATTAGTAATGGCCGTAGAGAAAAATAACGAAATTATTGAAGAAGAAGCTAGAGTCACTGAGGAGGTGCAAGAACAACCTGAAGGTTTACCTGTAGACGTAACAGTTGAGGGTGAAGAAGAAATGGTTGAAGAAAGACCTCAAGACGATTTTAACGCAAACCTTGCAGAAGATATGGATGAAAGAACACTACAATCCATGGCAAGTGATTTAATTGCTGAATACAAGAAAGATAAAAATTCAAGAAAAGAATGGGAAGAAGCTTACATTAAAGGTCTAGAGTTATTAGGAACAAAATATCAAGAAGTCACAAAACCATTCAAAGGTGCAAGTGGTGTTACACACCCATTACTTGCTGAGTCTGTTACTCAGTTTCAAGCACAAGCATACAAAGAATTAATACCATCAGATGGTCCTGTAAGAACACAAGTTGTTGGATTACAAACACCACAAATAGAAGCACAAGCAGATCGTGTTAAAGAATACATGAACTTTTTATTAATGGAAGAGATGGAGGAATACACAACTGATATGGATCAGATGTTATTTTATTTACCATTGTCCGGTAGCACATTTAAGAAAGTATATTACGATGCAATGTTAGGACGACCATGTTCTAAATTTATACCTGCTGAAGATTTAGTAGTGCCGTACTACGCATCAGATTTAAAAGATTGTGAGAGAATTACTCACATCATCAAGATGACTGAAAACGAAGTAACGAAAAAAATGGCTGCAGGTTTTTACAGAGATATTGAACTCGCATCACCAAGAGAAACTACTGACCAAGTACAACAGAAGGTAAACGAATTACAGGGAGTTAAAAGAACTGAGTCTGATATGTTGCATACTATTTTAGAAATGCATGTAGATTTAAATCTCGAAGATTACGAAGACTTTGATGACAAAGCAAAGAAAGTAAAAATTCCTTACATCGTAACCATTGATGAAGGATCAGGAGAGATATTATCTATTTACAGAAACTATAGACCAAATGATATTTCGTACGCAAGAATAGAATACTTTGTTCATTACAAATTTTTACCTGGTTTAGGTTTTTATGGTTTTGGTTTGACACACATGATTGGTGGATTAAGCAGAGCTGCAACACAATCACTAAGACAATTGATTGATGCAGGTACTTTAAAAAATTTACCAGCAGGATTTAAGTCAAGAGGTATCAGAGTTAGGGACGATGACCAACCAATTCAACCTGGAGAGTTTAGAGATGTTGATGCACCAGGCGGAAACATACGTGATCAGTTTTTTAATTTACCATTTACAGAACCATCAACAACATTATTCCAATTATTAGGGTTTGTAGTACAAGCGGGACAAAAATTTGCTGCAATCACTGACTCAAATATTGGAAACGATACACAAAACAGAGCAGTTGGAACTACAATTGCACTTATGGAGCGTGGTTCACGTGTAATGAGTGGTGTTCACAAGCGTTGCTACTATGCAATGAGACTAGAATTTAAAATTTTAGCAAAAATTTGCGCAGATTCACTACCACCAGAGTATCCTTATGATGTTTACGGTGGCCCAAGACAGATTAAACAGTCAGATTTTGATGAAAGAGTTGATATTTTGCCTGTTGCAGACCCAAATATCATGTCTATGGCACAAAGAGTGACACTTGCACAGACACAATTGCAAATTGCACAGACAAATCCACAAATTCACAACATACACGAAGCATACAGACGTGTTTATGAAGCATTAGGTACAAAACAAATTGAAGGATTGCTTAAACCTGCACCAAAACAACCAGAACCACTAGATCCTGCGAAAGAAAATGCACGTGCACTGCAAATGCAACTGCTTACAGCGTTTGAATTTCAAGATCACGATGCCCATATAGCTGCACACATGGCATTTATGGCATCAAGAATGGTTCAAATCAATCCACAAGTATATGCATTGATGCAATCACACATATCTGACCACATATCATTCAAGGCGAAAGCAACTGTTAAAGGTATGATGGCTCAAGATCCACAAATGCAACAGATGGCACAACAAAATCCAGAACAATTTGATATTTTATTCCAAGCTGAGGTAGCAAAGGTTGCAGCACAGATAACACAAGAGTTAGTACAGACTGAAATGCAAACAAATGCTGCTAAACAAGATCCACTTGTCAGAATCAAACAACAAGAAGTAGATTTAAAAGCTATGGATATGCAAAGAAAAGCAGAAGAGACACAATTTAAGCAAGATCAAGAAAATTTAAGAGCAGCAGAGCGTTTAAATTTTGATTATGATAGACTTGCAGTACAAGACCAACAATCAGACGAACGATTAGCAGTAGCGAGGCAAAAACTTGAGAAGAAATAACGAAAAAGGACTAAGCGGTGGTGTGAGGTACGGACCTGCTCCAGAAAAAGGTTTTAATCCACAAGGATTGAAGTCAGGAGGATGTCCACACAGAGAACCAGGAGTTAAATCTGACATCAAAGGAATTAAAAACGTGCAGGTCTCTGGTAAGAAGTTCATCGGCTTACGATAACCTAACAGAACAGGGAAAAATCCTTTTTCTTGCAGGAATATTTGATGGCGAAGGAAGTTTTGGTGTTTGGGGCAAAGGTAGTGGTAGAAAATCATTTCAATGTTCTGTTGAAATGTGTGAC